CGCCCGAGGCAAAAAGATTTATGCCAACCGTCGACTGGTTGATGATCGTAAACCGTTGTCCGGCAGCAATTCCGGTAGTCGGCAACACGACCGTCTGCGTCGTGGAGCCAGTGAATACCTGCACCTCGGTCGAATTGACGGTGAGGGTTGTCGTGCCAGCGGCGGTAACCGTCGTCGTGAAACTGGGGATGAAGGCGTTGGCCGACAGGTTGGCCTGGGCATCACGCTTGGCGAGCGCGAATGCTGTTGGAGCGGTCGTTGCAGCAGACTGCAACACGTAACGCGCATCCAACCCCATCAACGGGTTCAATGAGCCCGCAGGCACCCAATATTTAGTCCCCGACACAGACACAATTTGGAACTCACGCTGTTCACCCGCCAGCGGCAACGTGAACGATGTTGAACCCGACGAATAGAACGTGTCCGCCCCGTTGGTGGCGAACGTGACCGTGTTCGCCGACGCGTCCGCCGGGTCACGCCGCACCGCCAACCGGCGTCCAGCAGCGATCCCCGACAGCGCCGGCAGGGTTGGTGTCAGGTTGCCTGATGTGGCGTTGTAGAGGGTTATCTTCCCGATAGCCGGTGCAGCCGAGGTGGTTTGGATCGCCGTGGCCGGGGTGAGGGGTTCCATGCCGATGACCGAACCGACCGAGATTGTGCCGTCAGCGTTATCAACCACCGCAGAGCTGGGCAACGCCGCCGCGACCGCTATTGTGGCGGCGTTCACCGCGTTAGCAACATTGTCGGCGTCAGCGGCGGTGAACGTTTGGCCGGTAACCCACGTGTTTGGGAGTGTCACATGTTCCTCTCATTCATCGGCGCAGGCTGACAGTTCTAGATTCGGGTTTGATGTTGGCGGTTCGGGATTCAGCCCGTATCACACAGGTGGGGGGCGGCGGAACCGCGACAGAGAACGTGAACGGAAACGTAAACGGGAAAGGCATCGCGGCACCGTATTCTGTTACGCCGCAATAGGTGTGATGGATACGCCGAGTGTGGTGAGGGTAAATGTATTCGTGGAACTCCAGGCTTGCGATGCGGTGAGCGCGGCGGACCAGAGGAAGTTGCCGGCCGTGATCGCATCCCAAACGCTGATGTGTGTCAACGTTTCTGTTGTGCCGCCGTTCGTCCACACCGGGTTAGTACCAGTCAACGCGATGGCGCTGGATGCCGCCGCGGAGAATGTGGCCACCACCCGCGTCGCCGAACCCACAGCGGCAGCTGTTGCGCCCGCCGAGCCGGGGTCAGCGGTGTGCAGCTTCACATACGTTGCGGCCGGCGCTGTGGTCGCTACAGCGCGAATCCAGTTAAGCCACTGGTGTGACAGGTTCGTCTGAGAAACCCCGACTACCATCAGTTATCGTCCTTCTCTTCGTTGTTGTCGACGACGTTGCCGTCAACATCTGTCACCACACCCGCGGCGGTGAATGCGATCCCGAATGCTTGGGTCATGGGGAAATCCGTTCTGCGACTTGTAGGGTTTTAGTGACCTCGAACCTTTGGCCGGCGCTCGTGTTGATGACACATTCGACGGCGTAGCCGGTGCCGGCGGTGCCGCCGGACACCCGGAAAGTGACTGCTTTCGCCGCATAAGTGAGCGCGGAGGACACGAGGGTTAGGCCAGGGTCGATGGTGATGGTGAATGTGGTGATGGTTTCGGCGGCGGGCAGGAACTGCTGGACGGGGACAATGTTGCTGCTGCCCCAGTCGAACAGATAGTCGGATATGTCGTCGGGGTCTTTGGGAGCCCACTTAGTTGACATCCGTTCTCCTTAAATCCATCTCGCCTCAGACAAACTCAACTAACGAGTAGCCGGCAGCTCCATTACCTTTAGTGCCCGAACCCGATCCGGCGCCACCACCGCCGCCGCCCGCACCGGCCGTAGAGCCGTTGCCTGCAGCAGCACCCGAGGAGCCACCCCCGCCTCCGCCTCCGCCTCCGCCTGCATGCCCCAAGGCTGCATTGGCGGGACTGCCGCCGACCCCGCCGTTCGCTGCGCCGCCCGCACCGCCAGTGATGGTGCTTGAATTACCGCCAGCGCCACCGTGATAGCCGGTGTTGCCGGAATCGTAGGCACCGCCCGCGCCGCCACCAGGCCCCGCCTCGTTGGCATTGGCTACACCGACACCCCCAACACCGCCGGTACCGGCACCGCCGTTTGATCCGCTGTGCGTGGTCGCTGTGATACCGCTTGCGGTGGCTGTACCTCCAACGCCGGCACCGCCGCCACCACCTTGACCGCCCGCCGCGCCGACTCCACCTTTGTTGGCGGTCAGCGTGATTGATCCAGATGAGAATGAGGAGTTGGCCCCGGCGGCACCTTGAGTAACGCTGTAGGTTGCGCCCAGGCTGGCTACCGCGATGAACACCCTGTCGATGCGGCCGCCGCCGCCACCGCCGCCGCCGCCGACGCGACCGCCTGAGCTGCCGCCGGAACCGCCAGCGCCACCGCTGTTGCCGCCGCCGATGAGGGTGACCCAGCAGCCTGAACACCCCGCCGGCACAGCCGTATTAACTTTGTTGGCGTTCTCAACGTTGAACGGAACGAAGCTAGCGCTTGTCAACCCAGCAGTGATAGCTGTAGATGCCTGCCCTACTGCGCCAACAATTCCCGCCGCCGTCAACCCGACGGTGACTGGGCTAGCTGCTTGTCCGACCGCGCTACCCGATACGGTCAGCCCGACAGTTGTTGCGGTATTTGCGGCTTGCCCAACAACGCCGACCACACCGGCCGCGGTCAACCCGACAGCCACCGCTGTGACCGCCGACCCGGTGAGCGATCCGCCGGCGGTGACACCGGCCGCAGTCAACCCCATGATAATGACCGGGATGGTTTGCCCCACCAGGCCGTAAACGCCGGCCGCAGTCAACCCTGAAGTGACCGCCGTGGACGCCGCCCCGATCGGGCCGTTGAAGATGGCGCCGCCCGCGGTCAGCCCGATGGTGACTGTTGTTGTAGCGGCTTGCCCGACCTTGCCGAGCACCCCGGCGCCCGCGGTCAGCCCCACAGTGAGTGTCTGCGTGGATTGCCCAACCACACCCACACCGCCGCCAGCGGCACACCCCACTGTCGCTGCCGTGGGCGCTGATTGGGCCGCCAGAGTTGGAGGGTGGGGCACAGTCCAGCCCAGCGGCAGCGGCGGTAGCGGCGGTAGCGTTACGCGCCACCCCAGCCCGTAATACGGGGTTTCGGGCGGCGGGTTCGACGACCACGCCATTAGTTATCCGAGCTTCGCGGCGGTGAACCAGGTGATGGTGCCGCCGGCGTCGCCAACAACCGATTCGGCGTTACCAGCCATCCCGAGCTGGATGGTTGTACCGGCGGGGCAGTACCACAGCGGCGAATCGCCGCCGACCGCCTTATCGGTCGGGAAGGATGGGGCGCCGAAAGCTGCCGCGGTGATACCTGCGCGGGCCCCCATCCTGGCCTTCAAGACACCGCCGACATACAGCAACGGGGCCCACGCCTCAGACCATGTGAGGGTACTGGCCACCTGGATGCGGGCAGAGAACAGATAGGTGGCCGCCTTCCCGACGGTTAGCGTGCTGGTTGAGGCATCCCAGGTCAGGTCGGGTGTAATCCAGTCGACAGTGTCGAAGGTGTTGGCCCCGAGAATGTTATCCCCGGCTGTCTTGTTGACACCTGATGTGGCTGCCCGATAGACACGCATTGTGGTGCCTTGCACCGCAACTGGGGCGTTGTCGGTCGCTGACCATTGCGTGACCTTGCCGGGGCTGTTCCCGGCGTAACGTTGACCCCATCCCCACCCGCGGTTAGTGGCGCCGACGGCGGTGGCCGTGCCCGCATCGGTGCCGCTTGCCACCACAGCACCGTTGTAGAGGGCGCGGTAGATACGCGCACCGCCGGAAGTGCCCGCCTCCAACGTCAGCTTGGTTCCGACCGGCGGGTTGGAGATGGAGCCGGTCGACCCGAGTTGGGTTACAGCGCCGCCGTTCTGGTATTGGATGAGTACTTGCCCGTTGTTTTGGAATCGGGCGCGAACCCACTGCGTTTGAGCATCATTCGTCCGCCCGTACACGTCGATGGCGGCCTGCCCGGAGCCCCACCATCCCGGGTCTGCCATTGTGGTCGCGACGACCACCGTTTTCTGCTGGTAGTCGGTGAGGGAATATTGGCCGGTTCCGACGAAGCGGGCCATGTGGGTGGTGTTGCTGCCGTTCCCGGCCACTAATCCGGCGTTATGCCCATCGGCTACGGCGAGGAACCCGCCGGCTGAACCACCCTCAAGATAGGTGGTGCTCCACTGGGTGGGGTCCAGCGAGGTTGCATTGACGTACTCGAATGGCTCGAGCGCGCTGATCCCCGAGTTGGCGGCGGCCGTCGCAGCACCCTCGATGCGGGTGATAGCCGCAGAGTTCGCGGCTATCGCGCTGGTGGTGCCGCCCAGCGCGGACGCGGCGGCTGACTGGGGAAACCCCGAACCGATCAGACCGGTCAACTGGCCGACGATGTTATCGACGATGGTGCCGACGCCGGGGACTTTCGCGTCCGTCAGCGTGGGGATGTTGCCGAGGGAGAGGAACCCGCCGGAAAGGGGGGCTAGCAGGTTCAGCGGATTAATCAGGCCGGTGATCATGCTCGTCAAGATCGTCGCGGGATTGAATGATCCCGGCGACCCGGTGAGCGTTCCGAGGCTGCCGATGTTGAACAGTTGCAGAAGGTTGGTCCAGGCGTTGGTGAGTTGCGTCAGACCCGCGCCGGCGCCGCCGAAGACGGCGAAGATGTCGAGGAATTGCTGCGGCAGCCCGGTGACGAATGATTGCGGCACCACGTTCTGGCCGAGAGTTTTGGTGATCGACCCGTCGTCGAACCACACCGATCCTGCTGTCGCGGTGGCGTCGACGTGCGTCTGCATCCGCACTGCGTCGACGCCGGCCGGCACAGTGTAGGTGGCGGTGAGCTGCTGCCAGCCGCCCGACGCGCCGGGCGATGCGATACTGGCGAGGGTTGAGCTGGCCACCTGGGTGCCGTTCAGGAAGGCGGTGATACCCAACGAGATGGGGCTGCCGGTCGAAGTCAATCCAGACCATTTCGTCCACACCGACATCGGCAACTGCTGATCGGCGACGACCGAGATCGCGTTGGACAGCAGATTTTTGTTCGACCCGTCGGCTGTGGCTAACGCGGAGCCGCCCGTGCCGGTGTGGGTTTGGGTGCCGTCCCAACTCCACACAGTCTCGCCCAGCATGGACGCCGCGGTGTCGAAGGTCGGGTTGGCCAACAGGTTCGGGCTTACGCTGCCAAGCGACGATAACGGCAACAGCCCGAACAGGTTGGTAGGTAAGAGGCCGAACAGGTTGAGGGCGTTGAGTGGGCTGGTCGGGCCGAGGAGCAATCCTAAAGGCTGGACCAGGATGGTGATCCAGTCGTAGAGCACCGTCGTCGGGTTGAACGATCCGGGCGACCCGGTGAGGGTGGGCGTGTTGAACATTGACAGCAGGTTGGTGAAGAAGTTCCCGGCCTGCGTCGAGGTGGTGGCACCGCCGAACAGGCTGAAGATCGGCCCCAGGATTGGGATGCTGCCCAGCGACCCCAACACCGATGTCGGGTTGAACGCCCCCGGCGCCCCGGTGAGCGCCGTACCGGAAACCCCGAAGATGGATAGCAGGTTCGTGAAGAAGTTGGTGAACTGACCGAGCCCGGTTGCGCCGCCGGCCGCCCCGAACAGGCTGCCGAACACCGAAATCAGTTGGGTGAACGCCGACCCGCCGCCCGGCAGAAAGGTGCCGGTGATCGCCTGCACCACGGTTTGCAGAATGGTTTCGATGAACTGTATGCGCCACGCGTTGACTTGTTGAGACGTGATTTTCGTCGGCTGCATCGACGGCGGAATGGCGCCGATACCCGGCATTGGGTTGACGCTGGTCGGCGGCGGCCAGGTCGCGCCAACCCCGCCGGGGGCAGGTCCCGTAGTTACCGTTGTAGATGGGTCCCCGAACGTGAACGGAAGGCTATACGGGAATGGCATATTTCAGTTGAGGCTCGGTCATGGCACGGGGTTGACCTCAACGTCGAACGCCGCGGCGCCCGTAGCCCAGTTGTTGCTCGAATTCGCTACCTGTTGCGCCACCAGATAGACGGTGGCGGCCGAACCGGCGGGAACCCTGGCGTAGTTGCCGGACAGCACATTGCCGTAACCGCAGCCGTTGATCAACACCGGTGGCGGCGCGGCACCGACGACGCCCCAGCCGTACCCGACCTGATCACCGGTCGTCGCATTGCCTGACGGGGTGCCAATTGTCGGCCCGACACGCGCAACCAGATCGACGCGGGTGTCGGCGCTGCCGGTCACAACTACTTGCGCGTTAACAACCGGCCACCAGTCGAACAGCTGCGACGGAATACTGAGGCCCATCAGCACGCGCGGCGACGCCGCCGTATTCGCGGTCGCCGGGATCGACACCGCGGTGTAGACGCCGCCGTTCTTGGGGGGCACAAACTTCATCTTCAGGTCGGACAGGCTGTAGGAAAGCATGTATTTGTCGGTGGGCGGCGGCGACGCGAGTAGATCGGTTGCGGCGAGCATGGCGAACACACCAGCGGGGCCTTGGCTGCCCGCGTGGATGGGGATCGTCAGGGCGTAGTGCGACGCCACGCCCGCGCTACCCGGCGACACCTGAACGGCCGTCGGCGCCGGGAGAGCCGCACCGGCGGCGTACTCGGGTGTGGTGATGCTGTCGATCAGCGCGGGCTGGCCAGCCACCCCGGCGAGCAGCGCGGGAATGTTGGCGATACCACCGGCCGGGGTGATGATGATCGTGGCGACACCCGTCACCGGGGCGAACGCATTTGGGATCGTGATGTTACAACCGGTGAGGACCAGCGAGTTCCCGTCAATCGAAATCGGCACCGCAGGCCTCCTATTGGCTCATCATCAGAATGTTCGCCGCCTCCATGAAGCCGGTGAGTTTGCGCTGGATCTTCGTGATCGGCGCCTCCAGTGCTTTGCCGTCGCCGACCTGAATCAGGACTTTCACCCGGTTTTGGCGGTCATCGGTGATGGTCACGTTCTCGATGTAGTCGGTGTACAGCTTCCCGCGGCGCACACACGACGCCAACGCACCCGGGAAGCAATCCCGTCCAACCTCGTACGGGTAGCCGTTGTCGAACCAAAACTGTGCGGACACATAGCCTCTGGTGTCCCACATGGCGGCTTTCTGCGAGAAGAAAGCATCCAATGTGTAGGAGCCGGAACCGGTGGGGAAGAACTTTTCAGGGAACCCGTAGGGGCCGAGTTTGACTCTGCGACCGAAGTTTTCGGTGAGCTGGAAGGCTAAAAATATATCATTGAACATTCCGTCAAATATGCTTCCGGGGACCCCAGTGAAACCGATGATAATCATTAGACTGTCTACCAACCACTCAAGTGTGGCGTTTATCAAGTCGTTCATCCACTTTGGACTCTTACCGCCCGTGATCGTCGTGTAGGCCAGCGGGTGATGGTGCGCGAAGTCGAACTCGCGCAAGCCACCACGAGGATGATCTGTGAATAGACACCACGGCTTGTGGAAATGCACACCCAGCAGCGGGGCGATGTTAATGCCGGGCGGCGCGTACTCGTTGTTCGGGTTGAGGAAGGGTGCGGTGATCTCACCGAACATGCTGCCCTGCAAGTCAACCAGGTCACGCTCGAGGCCGTCCAAAAACGTGCCGGTAGCTCCGGTAACGCCCATGCGGTCGTGGACATCGACGACGATCGTCGGCACCTGCAACAAATTCAGTGCCGCGGCGAACGCATCCGGTTGCGGCTCCCCCGGTAGCCACAAGTTGACGTCAACGGTGAGGCCGCAGTCCTTGACCGTCGGGCTGATCAAAGCGAAAATCTCGTCCATGCGGCCGTTGAACGACACCCACGGCGACGTATCGAATATCGGGTTGGTGGGCACCACATAGATCGGTGTGGTGAGCGACCGCATAAAATCGTTGAAAGACAAGCCGCCCTGCATCAACAGTGTGCCGAACCAGGCCTGCACGTTCAGGTTAGGCGGGAAACTAACAAGGTTGTTCACCAGCTCCCACAAGCCGGACTGGATTCGGAACGCCTGCTCGGCCACCAACGTTTTAATGCAGGTGATCGCCGGGCCGATGAACACCGCCCGGTTACCGCCGATCGGCACACCGGGAACCCCGAACGCCGCCACAGACCCGAACTGGACTTGGATGGGTAGCAGATAGTTGGGCCAGCAGAGGATACGGGTCAGCCACGCCTTGTCATGCAGCAGCTCACATTCCACCGTGTTACCGGTGAAGTAGACCGTCCCGTTACGCCGGGCCAGCCATGTGCCGTTCTCGGTCTTTGGGCACCAAACTGTTCCCGAGTATCGAACCCGCCGCGATGATTCAGTGTGCCTTTGCGGTTGAGTGGTCCCGCGTCCTCGGTAGAAGGTCATCGCGAAAATGCCACGGCTCTGGTACGCAATCGCGGTCGGCATCCCCAATAGCGTGGCCGCCATCTGAACAGGGGCAACCCGGTCCGCAGATTTCTGGGTGAAGGAGACTTGTCCGTTCCCGGAGTTACGCGATCCGTCGGCGTCTATGCATGTCTCAACAAAGAGCCGCAGCTGGGCAGCCGTGAGCGCAGCGATGAATTCTCCAGATGCCACCCGGTCGGGAGCGATCTCGATCAGTGTTCGTCCGGCGACGGTATTCAGGTCGAAGCAGGTCATGCCGCCGTTCTGGCCGGAACGCTCACGCCACTCGGGTTGCCAGTCCTTCTTGTGCGTTCCGCGAGAACGGGTCATTACCTCAGTGGGTGATCCCCATAAGGTGGTCAAGCAGGCACGAATGCGGTCAACGTAGGTAGGGTTTACCTTGGCCGACTGGCCGATCCGCACGCCTGTTGACATTGTGCCGTTGTTGTTCTTGCGGATGGTGCCTTCGGTGATGAACCAGGCGACAAGCTCAACTTGCGCGTCTTCGTATTTCGCCACTGCCGGTAGCGATCCGCAAGCAGCCGATGGGATAAGGCGGTGGTTCAGGTTTAGTTCCGCCGACTCACGAATGGTTATCTCATCGGCCGATTGCCACCTCGATTCATGGGCAACACGCACAGGCCAGCGGTGGTTCATGGTGGAAAGCGAGGAGTGGCCCCTTACCTCCATCGACAGAGCCTCAATATCCTGCACATCGAAGCGGTGCACGGACAGCATCGGCTGCCATTCAGAGAGCCCGGTCTCCATATTGAGCGTGAGAACCTGCTCATCGCCGCGCAGTTCTTCGTTCCGCTTGAATCCCCCTGAGGTGAGGATCTCCGTTTCAGAATCCAGGCAGTACTGGCCGTCTTTGTAGCGGTCGTGCGCGATGTCGATGCGCCCGGACCAGCGCAGCATCCCCACCTCGATGGTGATGGGCACCACCGTCGTCTCGCACGTCAACGCCAAGTCCGCCAACGGATCCGAACCTTTTAATACGATCGTCCCGGCTGGCACGGTTTCCCGCGGGAATGCGCATTGCACCGATAAGTAGTCGCGGACTTCGCCGGCCGGCTTGTAGGTGTTGCCGTACAGTTTGACCACAATGTCGGTGGGCGGGTGCTGTTCGATGGCGGCAGCCATCTGCGCGGCGGTGGCCGAGATGTAGGGGCTGGGAGAGTTGAGATCGGCCAAAAGTTTGGCCTGATCTCCGATCACTACTCGGGCCATCGTCGCAGAGGGGTTAGGGCCGAAACGATTTTGCTGGCACTGTTACCGCCAGTGATCGAGACAGCAATGTTGGATGTGACAGCTTCAGATGGTTGCACCACACCCGGTATCGGCTTACTGAACCGGCCGTTCAGCAAGCTGTACAGGGCGCCTTGCGGCGGCCGGATACCGAACAGCGACTCGAACCACTGCAGCAGTGGCGGGGTGTTGTTGTTGGTCACCAAGTTGATCAGCATCTGAATGAACGACTGAGCCTGGGACAGGGTTTGCGGCAGCTGGGTGGGTGACAGGTCGACAATCGACCGCAACCTGGGGAGTGTTGTGATTAACACGATTTGGGTGGCCAGCAGCGGTCCGAACGTGATCATGTTTGTGCTGCCCGGCCCGTCGCCGAAAGCGAATGTGCCGGGCCCGTAGACCAGGTAGCGGGGCCAGCCGTCCTCGCTGCCTATGTTGGTTAAGGGTGTGAACCCGGTGCCGCCGGTGCCTCCCGGCTGAAATGTTGACACACTGTCGACGCTGCGCCAGAACGCGTCGTCGTTGCGCATCGCATGCGTAAATATGTGCTTTTTGTGTTGCCGCGGCGACTTTTTGATCTCATCAGGCCACGACCTGAACAGTCTCGCGTTGCACCACCAACAACCCATCTCAAAGGTGAAGTATTCGAGGATGCCGGGCTTTTTCGGATCCCAGGAGGCGATCCATGTGCGCACCAATTGCGATAGTTTCGCCGCGGTCGACGCCCACGCCGTCAACGTCATGTCGATCTCGGCGGGATCGTAGACGGTGTCGTTCCAGGTGACACCGTCTTGGTGGGCGCCCTGCTGATCCAGGTGTTTGAACGGTGCGTGCATTCCGCGCAGCGCCTGCATCGTAATGCCGTCCTGCACACCCGATATGGGTGCGAGGCCACCACGAATGTAGAACCGTCTGGTCAGGTCGCCGCTGATGTACGTCATCATCGGTTCGACTGTTTTGAGCATCATGTTGTCGCCGTACGGGGTTACTTGGCCGGGCGGCCAGGTGAGGCCCGCGTCGACGAAACCGTTGGCTTTACACACCACTGTGACCGTTGTGGCGGAAACCCCGAAGATGGTGCCGGCCGCGGTCAATCCGATTGTGACTGCGGTGGTTGTTGAGGTGGTGGTTTTCCCGACCGCAGCCACACCGCCGGCGGTGAGCCCGACCGTGGCGGCTGTCGCTGTGGAGGTGCCGGTTGCGGCGACTACCCCGGTGATGGTGAAGCCGACAGCAACGACTATGGATGTGTCACCCACGGTTGGTCACCTGAGTTGGCCTGCCCCGTACTGTGCGTGCTGGCGGGCGATGTCACGGGCGACGGCTTGACCGTCGGTGCCGTTCTGGAAGACCGGGTTGTTCATGACGACCATCGGGCCGGCCGGACCGCCCGGCCCCGGGGGTGCGCCGCTACCCGCATGCGGCTGATCGGGTAGCTGCTTGGGCTGCGGGGGTTGCGCCTTACCCGCAGCGTTGGGCTGCGCCGGGCGGGCACCGGCGAAACCGGTGGCGATGCGCCCGATCAACGACTTCGATGGGTCGCCCACCCCGCCGCCGCCACCCGGCAGGAAGGTTTCCATCGCGCCCATAATCCCGATGCCGGCGACCTGACCCATGTAGCCGATGGCGCGCTGAGCCAACTGTGCGACCACTTGGGAGCCGGGGAACATGGAGCCCAGCGCCGCGGTGGCCGCCCCGACGGCACCACCACCGGCACCGGTGAAACCACCCGGTGAGGGCGGCCCGGCGCCCGGCGCCGCACCGTATTGCACCGACCCCTGCTGACCCCCCGGGGGGCCCGGCGCAGGACCACCACCGCCGGGAAGGTTCGGCCCCATGACGGTCGGCATCCCCGGCGGCAGAACTTGCTGCGGTTGTCCAGTGTTGTTCTGCGCCACCGTCGTACCCGGCTGCAACCATTCGGGGCCGGGCCCGTCGAAGGTGCCACTCGCAATGTTCGCGATATTCCCGACCGCAGCGGCGATAGTCCCCGGCAAGCCTCCGCTGGCTTTGAAACTGTTGAGGAACGTGCCGCCAAGACCGCCAACAGAACCTACGCCGCCACCGCCAGGGCCGCCTTGGCCGGGGGCGCCGGCGCCCAGCGCGCCCAGCCCACTACCCGAACCCGGCCCAGTGAGAGTGACATAGATCGGATCGGTTTGGGTACCCGACGGACCACCACCCGACATACCTAACGCCCGGGTGCCGGTGGTCTGCGTGCTTAGTGAGCCTAGCGGGCCCCCCGGGTTGAACGCCTTATCGATCGGCAGGTGATACACCGACTCGAACTGGGGGTCTCTCGCCCCAACCTTGCCGCCATACATCACACCGCCGTACGCGCCGCCGGCCTCAACATTGACGTTGTTGGGCAGAGTGCCAGCCATGTGACCACCGGCGGGGCCGCCCTGGTGCACACCGATGTTGAACGCCCCAGACTGGTAGCCCGGCTGGAAGCCCAGTGCCTCGAAATTGCTTGCCGTCGTGAAATATCGCTCGGTGCCCGTGTACGGCTTGCCGGTCATAATCGCATACAGATCGCTGATGAAGCCGGAGCAGTCGAAGGTCTGTGGGCCGACGCCACCCAACTGGTATGGGGTTCCGGAGGCCTGCTGCGCGTAGGCGATCGCCGCCGCCGCATTGGTGGGTGCCACCATCACACCCGGCGTAGCCGCGGCCGCCGGCACCGCCGAACTACCCCCACCCCCGCCGCCACCACCGCCGCTCGTGGGGGGTGGTGGTAGCGGGACTGTGTACCCGCCCGCCGGGACCGGCGGTAGGCCCGCGGTCGGAAGCGGAGGCGGTCCTATCGGAGGTAGGCCACGGCGCTCGCGCTGGGCATTCGCTTCGCCGCCTAATGCAATCGGTGGCGCCACGACAGCCGTTCCGCCGGTCGTCTGAGTCGCACTCGGAATATTCGGGATGTTGGGGAGGTTGACCCCGGGCACCAGGTTCGCCAAGCCGATGGCAGCCCGAATCGGTTCCAGCATCGTGTTTACCGCGAAGCTGATCGAGTTAATAATGGGAACCACAGTGCTGGCGACGCCTTGCACAACGCCTTTGATCGCCTCGAACGCTGAACTGACCAAGTCCACCCCGTTCTTGATACCTTTGACCGCGACGTCTATGACGCCGAAATGCGGCCCCAGCGCCAGCGCCGCCTGCCCTATCAGCGGCATAATTTGGGTGATGTCCTTCAAAAACCGGGCGATATCCGGCAACACTGCTTGCCCGATCGGCGCCAAAGCCATGAACTGTTTAACAAGCTCGCCCGCCACCGGCAGCAGCTGCTTGATCGTGTCCAAGCCTTCGCCGAGCCACCGCTTCAGATCGCCGGATTCCCTTGCGTGAGTGATGAAGTCGGAGAATGCTTGCGCGGCCTGCGAGGCTGCCTGTGCGAGTTGCGGTAGGAAACCTGAACCCACCGCCATGATGTCGGCGAGAGCTTTCGCCAGCGGCGCCGCGGCCGGCGCTAACTGCTGAAACGCCGCCGTGACGTTAGACATGAAAGTCTGCAGAGCGGACTGGGTTTCGGGTTTCAGCAACTGATCAGTGACACCCTTGAATGCTGTGTTGAATGCCCCCGCAATGCCGGTCGTCAACTGCTGCACCATCGGCAAATACTGGTTCGCCAGCGAATTGAGTTGCTGCCCAACCCCGGCGAACAACGCATCCTGCGTGGCGTTCTTGAGCCGATCAAACGCAGGCATCAATGCCTGAATGGACAGAGCGGCCTGCTGCGCGTTCGGGGACAGCTCTTTCAAATCGTCAGCGAACTTCTTCGGATCGCTCATGTCTTTGAGCGCTTGATCGAAACCCGACATGCCCAACTTCAGTGTGCCGAGCGCTGCACCCGCCGCCCCGGCCGCCGCGGGGAGAAGCCACAAGGCTTGCGCTGCTGATGCAGCGATACCAGCCAAGTCGGTGACCGCGACAAACGCCGCCATCGCTGCCGCAGCCATGCCGACCGGACCCAGCGCAGCCGACGAACTAGCCGCGCTGGACCCCACCTGCGTCACAGCGCCGGCAAGGCCGCTGGCGGCGCCGGATGCCTTACCTAGCGAGCTCGCCATATCTGTTGAGGCGCGCTCAACGTCGGATGCTGCCCGAGTGATACCGCCGGACAGATTTCGGTGAAAGTCATCCCCAGCATCACGACCGGCATCAGCAAAAATCCGGTGCGCACGCTCAGCCGCAGTGCGTACCGATGATTCATCGAGCCGAGCCTCTACATCGATATGGGTTGAGGCGTCCCGAAAATAGCGTTGCGCATCTTCCGCGGCGCGGCGCGCCGAAGGCTCATCGAATCTTGAATTTACGTCAAGCCAGATCGGCACGGATCACCACCTATCATGTTGTCTCGCCGTGCAGCTGCGCTTCGACATGGTCGCGTTCATCGTCGAGCCATTCATCGGCTTCGGCTTCAGCTTCTTCCGCCGCCATTTCTGCTGGCGACTGGAAGTGTTCCGGCACATAGCCTTCGCCGCCGCTGCTGGCGTTCAAGTCCAGCAGCGCATTAGCCGTCGTCTTAGCGATGTGCTGGTGCACCGTCCAGTCACCATCGCGGCGCTCCCTCTGGTACGCCGAGTCTCCATCCTCAGGCTGGTTGACGATCAGCACGAGGAGCTCGCGGCTACTCATCTGGCCTTGGTGCCACTCGCGGATATGGCGGTGATGTTCATGTGAGAGATCGAATTCGATCTCAGTCGGATACCGCGCCCACAGCGCCGCCGCCATCAGCACTTTTCGAGTCGGATTTGATCCGCTCCGTCAACTGCCTACTCATCTGCGTCCAATAAATACCCACGTCAGCCGACCGCCCACCAGCCGCCTTGAACCGCTGATACCCCTGTTCACCGAACAGGGCTTTGCACAGCCGAATGTTGTACGGTTCGAGGAGTTTCCCGTCGATACGGTGCGGATCCTTCGGTCGGCTTTCAGTGATCCCGGGGCGAATCTCGACATCCTCCTGGTCAAGGTCTTCGAGGCTGGCCTGCAGCTCGTCGTAGGCGACCTGCTGATCGTCATCGAGTAGTCCGGGGTTGGGGATTTCGAACGGTTCACCGTCACCCAAATCCAATGATTTTCCCGCCATGAAGCCGAGGTATTCGGCGGCCTGCTCGCGTGCTTCCACAGGCTTCATTGGGCGGATCTTTGGGGTGTCTCCGTTTGGTTCAGACATTGTGGTCTGCTTTCCTTTCGGGCTGACGGGCTGCAGGGGATGGGCTGAACCCGCCGAGGCAGACGACAGCCCATCGCCTGCCCCGGCGGGGGACTGTTTATGCGATGGCGGTAATCGCGTTCGTCGACAGCGACGTCGCCACGATGCCGTGCCCGGTGGCGGTCACGGTGAAGGTGTAGGCGGTGCCGATGGTCAGCGTCTGCACCGTTATCACCGTGGTAGAACCAACAACTGCAGGCGAACCGAGGATCGACGCTGCTGAAGGAGTACCACCGGTCGTCTTGGTGACCGTGTAGACCGGCGGATCCCCGGCAGGCGTTGCGAATGTGATCGTGGCCTTCGCGCCGGTGACCGCGAGCGCGACTGGTGCCACGTTGCCGAACACGCCGCCGGCACGCCAGCCCGAACCCTCACGCCACTTGAACTCAGCCGCCGGAACAAGGCTCGCATCAACAGCGAACGGGTCGAGCAGTTTACGGAAGCTGATATCGAGCGCGTCCGGGTTCGTCTTATCCCACGTCCGCTTATTGATCTTGTCCAACGTCAGACGCGGATACCCGTAGGCAGTCAACTCGGGGTTGCCGACCGACTTGTCGGAGCGGATCAGGATCAGTTGCCGCTCAACCAGATCAGCATCAACAGCCTTACTCATCAAATACCCGACAGTGCCGATGTCCTGCAGCGACGTCAACGGAAGGTTGTAGTCCAGGCAGTCGATAAGCGGTGTCGACTCCAGAGCGGTGAAACCGACCATGCCGCCCTCTTTGGTGATGTCGGAGCGGATCTCACGGTTCGACTGCAGAATCTCCAGGTTGTCGACAGCAATGTCGGGGGTGATGTCCACACCCTTCTTGTGCAGAGCACCGACGAGATACCAGCCCTGGTTGGGGGATGCCGTGGTGGCCAGCAGGTCGGTGCGCAGTGTGCCGTCCAAGGCGAACGGCGACGAGAACGCGGCGGGGCTCAGATCGGTGGCGGCACCTGCGTAGTCGCGGACCAACGCTGCCACGAGGCCACCGCGGCGTACCCGCGCACCCTTGTAGCTGTTGAGCCCGCTCGTCTTCCATGCAGTGCCGGTTGAGGGTAGAGGCATGTGCATTTCCTTTCGGGGATGGTGAATAGACCGGAAGGAAATTCCGGCAGTGATGGGCTGTCTTTGCGGCGTCGGGCCGCGAAATGTGTGGTGCTAGACCGCGGCGAAGTGCAGGCCGAGCCTGTAACGGGCGACGTAACGCCTGATCGCAACATCCTTGTAGTCGACCCAATACGGTTTCTCAACCGTTTCGACATGATCAGCGTTGGCGAGACTGCCGTCGAACATGGTCACATCGGTCAACGGATCGTTAATGAGCACAAGCATTCGGAGATGGGTGACCTTGGCGGCATCAGCTGCTGCGGTTCGGGTGGCGGCGAACGTGTGCACCGACACGACAGGATCATCGAAGAACAGGTCGTCGGTGCCGGCGACGCGGGTCACCATCCGGTACGGCAGCACAGCCCCTGACGGGCGTTCCGCACCCGCACTGCCGGCCGGGCCGAGGGGCGCCAGCCAGGAGATGACGAACTCCTCAACGTCGGGCGGGGCGAAAGCGAAAGACTCGGTCACTACCAACCCCGCCCATCCGTCACGCCACCCCCGAAGTGCTCCTGCGTTTTAATGCGCAGCGCGAACTCCGGGGTGTCCACCGTGCCGTACTCGAGGTAGACGGCCTCCTCAAGCGCCGAGCCGACCCTCACCTTGTCAGTAACCTTGACCTCGATCGAGGCGAGATATCGGCCCGGGTGAGGATCATCATCAGGCTTTCCAGGAGTCCCGACCGGGCTGATCGACCGCCAGTAGACGGCCGCCTCCTCAGCCAGCTTGACCTTCCCGGCCTTGACCTCCGAACTGTTCAACACCTTCTCGAGCTCGGCGTCCGAGACACCGTAATCCGAGAACGGATTATCCATCAGCTTTCTCGGGCCTACGCTTAACCGTCTTCGGCGCAGGCTCAGCAGCCACATCCGTTTCCGGCGCAGGCTCAGCAGCCACAACCTCGACCGGGCCGGATTCGGCCGGCACGAACATGTGAGAAAGACCCTTGAAATCGGGATGATCATCGGACATAAGCGCCCCCCCGGCCACACTCGTCGACACACCATCAGTGTCTGTGTAAGTGAAACCCGCTGGCGCGCGGTAAACCTCGGCCATCAGCCAACCTGCCTTTCACATGTCACCCGGACATGATCGATGATGCCGTTAAAACCCCGGAACGACTGCACACCATTGATCAGATAGGTGTTGCCGTTGAAGACCAGCTCACCGGTCGCTGTCGCCGCCAAAGCCGCGGCGACCGGCGGGGCCGTGCACCGCCAAGCCTCGGTAGCAACATCGGTTTCGGTGACGAGTTCAGTGACCGCGACCGGGCGCATAAGGCAGCCCGTCACATTGACCGTGGTGCGCACCGGGGTTGGGGCGCCGAGCCGATCCCTGGTGCCCGCCGTGATCGTCACAAACCCAACCGTTTGGGAGCCGAAATGCATCACATATCCTTCTTAGAGGATCACGCGATCGGAAAGAGCCGGTATTTGTCGAGAAGGTGCGTGGCCTCACCCAGCGCAGTCACAGGTGCCTTGTCGGACCAGCGGAGGGTGACATCATCAACGGTCTTATCGATCAAGTTGCCGCTGCCGCCGCCTCCGATGCTCAGCGACATCTGGTCGACCATGGACAGGACCGCCATATTCCAGTCCGGCACGTCAGCAAATCCGTGCGTCATCGTCACAATGATGGCGCCGTAATTGCTTGACCACCAATGCCTTAAAGGCCAGATGCTCGTCAGGGCCGACTTCTTACGTACCTGCCCGATGGTCGACACATCCAGGTCGGCGATGTTGAGTGATATACCGTCTTCGGTGACCGCGGTCAATGTCACCAGCTTGAGGGTTGGGAGCATCAGCACCGGCTGGCCCGGCCCGTCGACCTTCACCACGTCACCGGTTTTGACTGGTGTGACATGCCAGCCGCAATACTTGCGGGCAGCGGCCAACGCTGACGCAAGGAACAGGGCCGTGTCGTCGTCGCCGTCGACAAGTCGCCCGCCAGTGTAGGTTTCGACGTCGGCGGTGGTGGGTTCAGCCACTGTTAGCCTTTATGCGCCTGCGGCTTCGGCGGCACCGCGGTCTCAGGTGCCTTAACGTCCGCGCGCTCAGGTTCAGGGGTCTCTTCCCTGGGAGGGCGCCCCGGTTTGCGTTTCGGCGTCACATCGTGGTCGAACTGATCGAGAAGCACTTTAGCCACCGCGTCGGCGGCTTCGGTGCGGCCTGCCCGTTTGTAGCCTTCGTACTCGTCGACTAGCGCCGCCTCAAAATCTGCGTCGAAATTTCTCACAGTTGGCTTCATAGCTCACTCACCTGCTCTATCGCCGGGATTTTCACGTAATACTCATCTTTCAGACGCCGCCGCCACGCAGAGCGCTGCTGACTGCGGTGCTCGACACGCACATCCCACAGAGTCTCTGCCGGTTCCATATCGTGTTTGATCTCATGCCCACACAACACTTTGATCCCGGTGTCGGTCGGTGCCGTCACCACGTAATGTGCCTGCTGCACAGTGATTCCGGGTAACGCCCGGAATAGCACGCGGATCGGGAACTGTGAATCGTCGCGCTCCCACATGATCACGTTCGCCACATCCAATGATGTTTTCGCCAACTTGTCGCGGGTATCACCGGGGACGGTGGTCAACACCTCGTCGGCGTCGATGCGCAGCAGCCAATCATCTGCGGTGGCCATACCCTCGGCGAGGCGGAACATGTAGGCCCGCTTCTCGACTTCGTTGCCCCACCACGGCTGACGCGAGGCGTGGATGGTGCAGCCGATACCAGCGCCTGCCGCAGTGTGCAGAATCGTCTCAGCCTGCTCGGTGCCGCTCGCAGGTTTACGCAACGCACCCGGAAACAGTGCGTAAGGTCCATCCACTGCGATGATGTGGTCGCACAGTTTCGCGGTACTGGCAACGCATTCCGCGAGCCATGATGCCGGCTCCTCATACCAGGACAGCAGCGCAACCACTTTCATGGATGCCATCCCAGCCAGCCGCTACCCATCCACCCTCGGCGTCACCGCTCCATACCGAGCCTCGAATACAGCCTGCTGCTGCCGCGTCAACTCGTCGTAATTCGCCATCTGGTTCAGCGTCATAGACCGTAGATGTTCCACCACCGAGTCCACCACCAGCATCGGTGTCACACCAGCCGCCCGCACCTGCTCGACTACCACGTTGTCCGAATACCAAAAGCTGACGCACTCGTCGAAGCCCCCAATCGCGCGCCACAAGTCGCGACGCAGCATGAAACACCAGCCCGATAAATGGCGACCGATCGTGTAACCGGTGGTATTGACAGTGATGTCTCTCTGCCGCTCGTCGTGCGGGCATTTCGGGGACACCACCGGGTGCTGGGCTGCCAGCAGGTGGTGCAGCCAGCCGTCGTGGAAGACGAGATCGTTATTGGCAACCATGATCCATTCGGCCGACCCGAGGTCCGCGCCGCGATTGGCGAATGCGTTGTAGTTGAACGCGGCTGGCACGTGGACTGTCTGCGCGTAGTCGTAGGTGTATCCCGCCTCCTGCTCAAGCACTGTGACGTTGACGGGTAGCGAGTCGGCGGTGGCCACGCAGGACCGCACGGTTTCTTGCGTCATCGCTGCTAGCTCGGGGGTCTTGGCGTAGGAAAGCACCACCACGTCAACGATGGCTGGCTGTTGCCGCCGCCGCACCGCAGCAGGCCGGTGCAGCTGCGTCTCGGTGGTCTCGTCTGAATAGTCGTAGAAGTACAGCACCCGGTCGATGTGGTGCTGGCTGTGCAGGTGCGGATGCAGCAGTTTGGAGAATCCCGCGTCCTCGCCGCGCGCCACGTGCGGGAACGACACCTTAGCCGCTAACTCTTTGCGGATGCAGCAGATGTGATTGGGCAGCCGCCCATACTCTTCGGGCGTCTCATAGTCGTCGGCGTGGTCCTTGGAGAACCGGCAAATCTTCGGCGGGCCACCGTTCAGCGTTACCGATGCCAGGAAGGTGATCACATCGGCGTCACTGGTGGTGGCATCAAGGACTGCGCTGAACATGTCGGGTGCTATGCGGTCGTCGTCGTCAACGAATTGCACGTAGCGGCCTTGTGCAATATCAACCATGCAGTTGCGCTTGTGCCCCAGCATCATGCTTTTCGTATCGGTCAAGATCAGAATCTCGATGCGGTCCTGGTAGCTCGCCGGTAGCGCCTCGTACTGTTCGAATACCTGGCGTTGAATGGCTGGCCCGAACGTCCGGTACCGGGTGTGCGTCGAGCAGACGAGCACCGACAGGTCAATCGCCATAAACCTGTTCCATCGCGACGCCAGCCAGCAATTCCGGATGCGGCTGCCATCCCAGCCCCTTACGGGCCAGCGCGAACACACCCGGCGCTTGGCTATCATCTTCCAGCTTCAGACAGCTCAAATTCAGCGCGTCAAGTATCTGCAGCATCGCCTCAGTTGTGTACCGCCAGTGATCCTCGGGATATGGGTGGTACCGGAAGCCGGGGGAGCGGGTAGTGACGAGTAGCAGACCATCCGGTGCGACAGCAGCGGCCAGATGTGTCACGCAGGCTTGCCAGTCTCGTACATGCTCAAGCATCTCGGTGCTCACCACAACGTCCCAGCCGTCGCCCACCGCTGCGCACAGCTGCGTGCAATCCACCACCTGATCCACCCGTGGCCCGGAACTGGCATCCACGCCGAGATACTGTGCAGGAGACAGGGATTCAATATACGGGCGGACGCTACCGTTCACGTCGTAACTGCCCACTTCAAGGATCCGTTTCCCGGAGACATCTGCGACTGTCAGCATTCGCTCAACAAAATTGAGCACACTCTCATGCACCGAGTTCTCCCCAGCGAATATCAGAAGAAAGCAAGCTGCTCCCATCCACCAACATTCCGGCGACGAAGATTACAGACCAGATGCACCAGCCGCAGATTGCCGGGCTCGCTGATGCCGCCCTCGGCAACGGGGACAACATGATCGAGACTTGCAGCCCTCGGATGCGGATGCTCCAACTTCGGATTCACCCGCTGACCGCATATCTGACAACGCCACTTATCACGCTTGCAGATCGCAGCCCGCAAGTATCCAGGCTTCTCATCCTGTCCCGTCCGCAGCCGCAACTTGCGTTGCAGTGCATGAGCTTTGGAGTTGCAGTCCTCCGAACAGAAGATCGCATCGGCCCGGGCCTTCCGGGGAAGTGGCCCCGCGCAGTGCAAACATTGACGGTCTGGCTTGGCAGCCAGACGCTCGGCGATGAGCCGATCCTTCTTGGACCGATCCTTACATTCACGGGAGCAAAACGACGCCTTCGGCTTTCTCTGCTGTGGCACATAGCTCTTGCCGCAGTGAATACAAACCAGCGGATCATGTGGTACCGGCTTATATGGCACCGCACTACGTCTACCGCGAAAATACGCAGCAAAACACTCCCTGCACCAAGTTCCTACTCGCCCCCGATACGAAGGCGAGTAGGAACTCAGCGGTAACTCTCTCTTGCATGACCCACATCTCTGATCCATCTCCCCATGGTATCAAAAGGTGGGCGCAATTACCCCCTAGAACGATGGCGCTACCATGCCGGTGCCGCCAATTTCCACGATACTTTGGGGATAACGGGCGGCGGTGAAGGCTAGGTAGCCGTACACCTGCAGCCTGACGGTCAGCGTGTTGGAGCCCTGAGACGCCGCGCCAGCCGTGTTCGCCTCGTTGAGCACGCGGGTCCGCACGCTCGACTCCCACAGCAGCAGATCGGATGCCCGGATGACGTGGATCACGTCCTCCGTGGTCGACGCACCCAACGTTGTCGGCATGGACGGGTCTGTCACGACTGGCAGGCCCTGCATTTCACCCACAACCATTTGTGATCCGACCTCGCCGAGGGTAGCGAGTGCGTTCATCGGATTGCCCGCACTAGGGACAACCAGCGGCCGCCCGGTCGTGTCAGCCGCCGCCAGGAAGTACGCCCAGCGCCGCGGGTGCATCACGATCGCGGTCGGTGCCAGGAATCGCGACGTGTGCACACGCTGGATCGCGTCGGCGATCTTCGAATACAGCAGCGCCACCGTCGGCGAACCAGAGGTGTATGCGATGGTGACGATGGACGGCGTAGTACGAACACCCAACACCTGACCGGACGCGCCGGAGCCCGAAATGACTTGCAGGTCGAGTTTCGTCGCGTAATCCGCCGTCAGATCCCGAAAGATCACCTCGTCGAAGTTGATCGGCGACTGATCCAACAGTTGCAGAGGCAGATCCTGCTCGCCAGCGATGGTGCGCACCGGTGCGGTGATCGACGTATCCGTCAGATCAGTATTCGAGACCGCCGTATTGTCCGCGGTCTGAATACCCGTCGACGTACCTGTGGCCACCTTCGGGATATTGATCGAGTCCGTCCCTGGCGGTAGCGGCGAGGTCGACGACAGGTTCGCGTAGGCGCGGCCTGCGCGGGCCAACGCCACGAACTGATCGATCAGCCAGATCGGCGGAACGAAATAGCCACCGTTGCCGTCCGTTCGGAGCAGCGCACGGTATTCCTTGTCGGTTTGAACTTCCTCACCGTGGCGTTGAAGCCGCTGGAGTGCCAGCCCGTCGCCGTCCATGCCGAGACGGTGCCGAATCAAGTCCTGAACGTAGGATCTGCCGTTTTCCTTCTCGTAGGTGCGGGCCTCGTTCACTGAGGTCGCCCGAACCTTCGCCCGACGTACCGCGAGCTCGCCGGCGGTGATCTTCGCGTCGCGTTCGACCTCGTCGGACAGTTCGTTGATCCGCTCGTCGTAGCCGGTGACCTCGATCGCTTTGAGCTTGATCTGTTCAGTGAGGCTGCGGAATTCGGTGTCCTCTTCCTCGGAGATTTCGCGGGCCTCTTCGTCGGCGAGGTCGTGAATCGCCTGTCGCTGCGCGATGATCTTTTCGCGTTCTTCGTTTGCAGCTGTCCGTCGGGCGATAAGCCGCTTCAGTCGCTCATCCATAGCCATGGCTGAGCCTCCTTCTGTTTGGAGTGAATGTTGTTGCGGCCAGTGCCAGGCCCGTTCAGCCGCCGCACCCCAGTGCCAGGGGCGCGCGGACGTGCCCAACCTGCCCCAGTGCCAGGGGAAGGTCGGGAAGAATTTGGGGGGGTTAACTCGGGTGATCGATGATGGCGAACGGCCCTGCAACGCCACCTGATAGGGCGGCTGCCGCCTCAAGCGCCAACTCGGCGCGGCACTTCGGCTCCATGTCGTACGTCGCGCTGGTGTGCAGCGAACCCAGCGCGATGTCGGCACCACATCCGACCGCTTGGTATCCCGCTGTGCTACGGCCGAACTGGTAGTCCTCACTGATTCGATAGAGCCGCCCGGCGATTCCCACAAGAAAATCGCCGCCCGCTTCCTGGCTGCTGTCCACCTTGGCCCACCCTCCAGCTTTGAGGGTGCCGCGTACCGCGTCGATGAATGTGGTGGCTATGAATCGATCGGTGTCCCATGTGTCGGGCTCGGGCACAGCGAGACGGTAGCGCAGCAGTTGCCCCATCCGGAACGACGTGGTAAATCCCATGACGTACGGGCCGACGGTGAACACCTTCTCATCAGCGCGGATGGTCTTAGACCATCCCGCTAGACCAGCGGAATCTCCCCCAATGACGACACCGCCATCGTGCTCAATACCGACGATGCAGGTCATGAGATTTCGTCGAGCAATACGAGCCGCTGCTTACGGGTCAGAACCTTGCTCGCTGTCGACGTCGGAATGCGCAAACCTGTACTCTCGCCGGCCTCGTCGTCGTCGGGGTCAACCACACCCATCAGTTCCATCAGTTCATCGACAACGGACTCCGCGGCTACCACCAGGTCGAACACCTGAAGCACAGCCGGATCCACATCGTCGCGGTTGAACACGGCGATCAAGTTGACCGCCTCATCGAGGGTTGCGTCCAGGCCGGCGAGCAGCGCCATTGGATCGTCATCCAGGTCAGCGCGTTTAGTCGCGTACAGCAGCTTGCCGAGCACGGTATGCGCTCTCGTGAGCCTGTCGGATCCGATGGAACGCACTTGCGCCAGTGCCTGCTCGGGGTCCACATCCGCCAACGCGGACAGCAGGCTACGCAACTGGGCGCCGGTGGCCGGGTTCGCGCCGAAATTCACCACCGACACATCACCTTTGTGCAGAGATATTTCGGTGATGCGACGTTCGGTTTCGTCCGCATTCCACTCGTGGTCTTTTATCCAGAACCCGATTGACATTTCGTCTATGTCCCCACGGGCCATCTTAACTTCCAGGCTCTGCACATCAGGATCCCTGCGGTCCAGATCGGCCAAGACCTTCAGGCCTTTTTTGTCGGTGGACAGACGCATATTGCCGGACTTGGTCCGCGCCAACGGAAGACCATCATGATTGATCAGCAGATGCACATCCGCGTTCGCGGCCAACGTCGTCTTGAAGGCGCCGGGATCCACCACCTCATTCCAGCCCATCGGCGGGCCGCCGCGGATTTCGTAGGGGGTGTTGAACACGGATGCGTATCCGGTAAGGGTCAGTCCATCATCGCCAGCTTTGCGCAACTCGAAATCAGAAGCCGCTATCCCGCGGCGCTCAGGCGCGTCGATCAACAAACTCTTCTTGCTCAATTTGACCTCCTATGTAATCGGGTCGGGGCCGGCCTCAGGCGTTTTCGGGGATGTCGACGCGGGCGCCGGCCCGGCAGCGAGCGGATCCGACCCCAACGGGCCATAATTCAACGGCTGCAGGAAATCGTCACCGTTCGGGACCGGCGGTCTATCCTCCAGCTCGCGGATCTCATTGACGTTCATCCAACCGGCGTTCCGGGCCTGCAGATAAGCCTCGTAGCGGGCCTTCTGATCACCGCGCAACAAGGCGCCCACATTAAACTGGGCGTACTGGCCGCGCGGCAACAAATTCGACAGAACCGACTCAATACACGTCAGCCAAGGCCGCAACGTATACGTCACAAAACCGATCGACTGCTGCTCAATACCCGTTCCCCACGACGTGTATTTCTCCGTGTCGCCGATCATCTGCGGCGGGATGCCGTACAACATCGCGATCTCGGAGCGTTGAAACTTTCGGGTCTCCAAAAATTGCGACTCGTTCGGAGTGATCTGAATCGGCCGCCACTTCAACCCGCCCGACAACATCGCCGGATGCCGGTGCCCGCCATGTGAAGATAACCATTGCTGCTGCGCGTAGCGCGCCGCTTCCGGAGACAATTCCTGGTCGGTTTCCAGAACGCTCGACGGGTTCGCCGAATCCCCAAAATATCTGGCGCCATACCGTTCCGCGGCCAACCCAAGCCCGATACCCTGGCGGGCCGCGTTGATCGGCGACAACCCTACCGGCGACCCCGGCAACGTGAACCGGCGGATATGAATAATGTCCGCAGTCGGAACGAGCTCACCATGAATCCAGTAAGTAACCTGATATGTGTCGTAATTGAATTGGACCCGAACATAGTCAGGGTGGATCGGTATCGCCTGCGTCGGATACTCTAACCGGTCACGCTCGACAATGAGGTGATACGAATTGCCGCGCAACGCCAGCGAAGTCACCGCCTGCATCTTCCACTCAAAGGCAGTCAGCTTCGCATACGGCTGCAAGATTAGCGGCGGGGTTGGTGTGACTTCTGTACGTGTACCGCCGACCTTGCGGAACACATCGAGCGGTAAAGACGCGATCGAATCCGCCAAGATCCGCACACAGGCCTGTACTGCGATCAACTGCAGCGCAGTTCTCTCGGTAACCCAATCGCCAGTATCAGACCAATGCCCATCCACGTTCGACGGATCGATGCTCGTCGGGAACGCAGAGTCAGCGAAGAATCGCCGCTCGGCGGGACGCTCCATAATCCGTGACAGGAAACTCACGGATCAACCTGAGCGCGTCGGGGCGGGTCGACAGCCAAACCGCACAGCACCAGCCCCACACCTGCGCCCACAACCCCCAGCCACGGAGTCAACATCCATAATCCGGCCGCGATGGAGCCGACACCAGCTATTTCGAGGAATGCCGCCACAATCAACTTCATGTCGTCATTTCCTCCAATAAATCCTCGGGCCACGCATGAATTTGCGGCGCTTTGGCGGGCTTTAATAGTCCCCACCGCCACAACGCGCCCGATACGGCCACCAACGGTGAAATATCGACGCCACCATCACGGCGGTCAAAAACATCCTGCTCCCCAGCCCGGCGGGTGCGCACCCCGGCCACCGCCGCATCCAATTGAGTTTGCCCAACATGGGTAATGGCGCCGTCGGTCACTGCTTGCCGCATCGCGGACGCCGCAGCCGCCATATCAATTTGAGACAGTTTCTCAAACTCGACACCGGCCTTAACTAAATCCGGCTGCAAAGACCTAGCTTGCCCGAAAGTGAACAATGCCACCTCAACAACCTGGCCGCCAGCGACGAGTTCAGCCACCTTCGGGGCGACCCAACTAGTGCCCTGACCCGAATGACACATCACCAAGGTTTTGCCCTCAACCGCGCCGGCAACCCCGATCGTCGACCAAGCGCAATCCGGGGATACATCAACCACTACGCATGCCTTCGCCGGCGGGGGTGCGTCCCGGTTCGCTAGCGACAGCCACCTCACTAAATCAAACACCGGACTCAAATCGCCGGCGCCCCACATCCCCAATCGTTCACGCGCAAAACCCTCATCGGAAGCAGCAGCCCGCTCCGTCACCACAGTCTCGTGACTAATCAACTCACCCAACGCCGGATTGGCCTGCGCCCACCCCGCCGGGTCATCCAAATCCGATCCGGGCTCCGCCGACCACTCCAACCACGCCAACCGGTGATCCTTACCGTCAATCCCCCGAGTTCGGAACCGGTCGAAAACCACACCCTCCTCAAGCGACACCGGCGGAGTCCCCACCAACCAAATCTGATGATTCGGCCGAGCACTCACCGTGTACAGAATCGCTTCCCACTGCTGATCACCCAGAATCTGGCCCTCATCCAGCAGCAAGCAATCCGCCGAAAACCCGCGGATAGCGCTCTTACTGCGGGTCACAAAACGTACTTCCTGACCCGAACGCAACCGGATATATTCACGGGCAACCGCGTTACCGATACCTACAACCTTGCGCCGCAAATCGTCGTAATTCTCGAAATAGCTCTTAAGCCGCTGAAACCCGATCTGTGCGGTGCGAACCTCATGCGCAGAATGAATAATCATCTGCTCGTCAAACAGCATCAAACCAGCAAGCGCACGTGCCTCCAACAAACTGCCCTTACCGTTCTGCCTAGGACACGACAACCCCACATGCTTGGCCGCCCACAAACCATCCGATCGTTCCCCCATCGCCGCCTCAAGAACATTCTCCTGCCACGCCAACAACTCCAGGCCATAAGAAGTCGACAGTTCAACGACGTCCTCCCACGCATTAGCCCGAACGCGGGGCACGTGCCGAATCCTTGGCACCACCACCCCGTCGGGCAGCACGACGCTGCGAGATTTCATCGGCGGCACTTACCTGCTTACTTGTTGGCATGGCATCAATCTGCGCCAACACATCCGTCAGGCGCAGTGCGAGCGCGGCAACATCCCGCGGTTCATCAGCCGCGTCCAAGACCGCGGCCAGCCGATCACGCAACTCATGCAAGGTGGAGAGACGGTCATTGGCCTTAGCAACATCAACTAGAGACAACCCCAACCCCCCGTAATCAGTTGTGCCACAACAACTTCCATATCTCAAATGCACTGTGCCACAACGAAACCCCCAAGAAATTTGGCCCGTGTGTGCAAACGGTGCGAG